ACCGCGCTGAACGTGTTGCGAAAATCGTCGAGATTAGTGCGGGCGACAGGCCACTGGACATGGCGGCTAAGTTCCCGGTGATCTACTGCGATCCGCCGTGGCGTTATGAGTATATAGAAACCGAGAGCCGCGCTATTGAGAACCAGTACCCGACGATGGAACTGGACGCGATTTGCGCGCTGCCGGTTGGCGAGATTGCGACGGACGACTGCGTGCTGTTTATGTGGGCGACAAGTCCGAAGCTTGGAGAGGCGTTCAAAGTGCTTGACGCCTGGGGCTTTGATTATCGGACGTGCGCGGTATGGGACAAGGAAGTGATTGGCATGGGCTATTACTTCCGCCAGCAGCACGAACTGCTGCTAGTTGCGACTAAAGGCTCCCCTGTTACGCCGCTTCCGGCAAATCGGCCTTCGTCGGTTGTTCGTAGCCGGCGCGAGGCGCACAGCAAAAAGCCAGAAGCGTTCTACGAACTGATCGAACAAATGTACGGGGATCTCCCGCGCGTTGAATTGTTCTGTCGCTCGCCGCGTCCGGGGTGGGCCGTGTGGGGCAATCAAGCGGAGGCGGCATGACCGTTCACAGCTTCCGCCGCTCGCTGGCCGTGTCTGCCGAGCAGGCGGACAACCCGATATGGGACCAGGTGTACAAAAAAGCGTTTCCTACGCTGGCGGCGACGGTGTGCGCTCGCGCCGACGGGTGGGCGCAGCGCGGGGGTATTGACCGCGTGCTGATCCTGGCTTCCGGCAAGTCGTTGCATGTCGATGAAAAGGTGCGCGAGACAGATTACGGAGACGTGTTGCTTGAGTACTGGTCGGACGTCGACCGCCGCGTGCCTGGCTGGGTCGCAAAAGACTTAGCTTGCGATTACATCGCTTATGCCGTGTTGCCGTCGAAAATTTGTTACCTGCTGCCTTTCCACGCGCTGCGGTTCGCGTGGCGGGAAAACCGCCACGATTGGACGAAGCGACATAGGCGCGTTGAGGCGGATAACGGGAATTACATGACGGTTAGTGTCGCGGTGCCAACGGCGGAATTGTTTGACGCAATGCGCGACGCGATGAGCGTCACATGGGGGGCCGCGTGAAACTGCCAACTAAATCCGGCGACTACCAGATGCCCCCGGCGGTGATCGATTCCTACCGGCTGCTGTACCCGTCTGCCGACTATGAATTCGCGCAGATGGTGATCTGGCTAGAGACGAACCCCGCACGTCGGCCCGCAAGCCCGAAGTCCGCGCCAAAGTTCGTGGCTAACTGGTTCAAACGGGTGCCGCGCCTTTCGCCGCAGGCGGACGCCCGCCAAGCGACGCTCGCGGCGTTGACTGGGAGTGCGAATGTCATCGACTTGCGAGCCGCTGCCGGCGGCATGGGTGGAGCGCATCTTCGAGCGGATGACCGCCGCGTACGGGGTGCAGAAGATGTCGGCGATGTGGACTGGCGTGAATCCGGAGCAGGTCAAGGCGACCTGGGCGGGTGCGCTTGGTCGGTTCCCGCGCGACGTATTGGCCGAGGCGGTGCGGGCGATGCCGGCTGAGTGTGGCGCGTGGCCGCCGACGCTGCCGGAATTCGTGCGGCTGGTGGAGTCGAAGGTGCCTGCGCCGGAACATCGGCGAGCACTGCCGGTTCCGCGGCGCACGCCGGAGGAGATTGCGCGCGGTGCCGAGCAGTTGGCGCGCATCCGGGCCATGCTGGCCGGGGCCGTCAAGCGCATGCCGGAGCAGGCATGACCGGTCGCTACCACGAGCCGATGCGCGATACGGAAGGGCGGGTGTACGAATTCAGCCGGGGGCGGCGGTAGTGTGGTCGCGGTTCTATCAAACGTGGCGCTATCTGCGGCCGGCCGAAAAAGTATCGCGCGTGTTGGCTCGATTGACGCGCGACCGGTCGTTTTCTGCGGAGCGTTTCGTTTCGGTTGTTTGGGCGCTGTCGCATCGGTACAGCAGCATGGCACGGAACACGGCAAGGGCGTTCGGTGTCAACTACTACGACCCGCATGCAACGGATCAATTTGCGGGCCTTGGGTGCTATTTCCGCGGACGCTGGGTAAACGATCCTTGGCACGACGAAGATGCGCGCGAAGAAGCTCTGCGCGAGCATCGCGAATGGTTTTTGCTAGACGGAACCAATGCGCTTGCGCAATGGCGAGAGCAAACATGGAATGCCGCTGTGGCGGACGCCAATGCTTGGCCGGGGCGCGAGTGGTGCGCAATCTATGGGTTGTGCGCGTGCAAACGCAGACAGGCGCGAAAGACTGTCGGGGTTGTTGAGAAAGTTGGGCGTTCATTTCGATGCTACCGAAACATTCACCTTTGTGGGCCTTGTGCCATGAAATGGCGCAAGGCAGAACTACGCGAAGCGGAACTTGCCAAGACGCGGAGCGAAATCAACCGGCTAATAAAGGAGTTGCGCAATGGCTGCAAGAATCAAAACCACCGGGGAACTGAGGGAGTTTCTAGTCAATATGATGCTCGGGGTAAAGAACGGGGAAGTGAAGATCGACGAGGCGGCGAGAATCACGAAGCTGGCCGCGCAGATCCACGAGTCGTTCTACTCGGAAATCAAGATCGCGAAGGTTCAGATCGAGTCGGGGCAGCAAACGGCGGCGCTGGGCACGCTATCGATCAATCGCGAGTAAGCCCGTGACCTGCCGCACCTGCCGCCACGCGCGCCAGGACGACGCATCCGCCGCGCTGCTGTGCGCCGAGTCGCGCACGCTGCGGTGGTGGGGGCGGGCGAAAGTCGCGGTGCAATTGGCGATGGATCGGTGCCGCGGGGACTGGCATCAGGAGCGGCGGGGATGAGTAGGGTTGAGCGTATCGGCGACGCTACGCTTTATCTTGGCGATTGCTTTGAAATATTACCGACGCTGCCAAAGGTGGACGCGGTGATTACTGATCCGCCGTATGGATTAAACGTAGCGGTTAATAAGTCAAACGAGGTTATTGTCGGGGACGAATCCACGGCAATTCGCGATGCTGTTTTTGCTGCAGTTCGCGCGGACGCGGGCGTTTGGTTCGGGTCTCCAAAGTGTCCGAAACCTAGCGGCGTTCACATCACGCTGGTTTGGGACAAAGGGTCTCACGTCGGGATGGGCGATTTGAAGTTCCCCTGGAAATTGACACATGAGGAGATATACATTACGGGAGACAAGTCAAAGTGGGTTGGAAAGCGGCAGGAATCCGTTCTTCGTGATCCAGCGCTATTTCAAAATCTTCCGGCCGCTAATATTGCGCGTGGCGAACAGTTGCAGCATCCGACGCAAAAGCCGGTAAAGCTGATGGTCCGCATTATGCTGAAGCTTGACGCAAACGTAATTCTTGATCCATTCATGGGCAGCGGGACTACTGGCGTTGCTTGTGCGCAAATGGGCCGCAAGTTCATCGGCATCGAGCGCGAGCCAAAATACTTCGACATCGCTTGCCGACGGATTGAGGACGCCTACCGGCAGGCGCCGCTGATCCCGCACGAGCCGCCAAAGCCTGAGCAGCACGGGCTAAATCTATGACGCCCACCGCCCGCAGCCTTGCCTACCTGCGCGAGCAGGGCTGGCACGCGGAGGTCGTCGAGATGACCATCCGCGCGCCGGGCCGGACGTTCAAACGCGACTTGTGGGGCTTCGTGGACATCATCGCGATTCGCGAGGCGGACGTGCTCGCGGTGCAGACGACCAGCGCCACGAACGTCGCCGCGCGGGTGCGCAAGATCACCGAGTCGCCGTTGGTCGGCCTGGTGCGCGAGGCTGGGTTCCGGATCGAGGTGTGGGGCTGGCGCCGCGACGGCCGGCTGCGCGTGGTGGATCTGTCATGACGGAAAGATGGGCGCCGTGTTTAGGGCTTGAATGGCAGGTGGACGCTGAGAGTGGAGGACGTGTCATGACCATAGACGAGATGATTCAGTGGCTGTCCGACGCCGCCGCGCGGGCAATCACGCAGGCCGGCCCGCTGGCGACGTGCCCGCTGCGGGAGTACGCGGCGACGCTGATTGCGATTGAAAACGAGTTGCGGCAGATGAAAGAATTGCGCAAGGTCGCATATATGGCGCAAAGAGTTTTAGAAGAATGGGCGAGCCCTAGGGATTTAGGCATTGATGCAGAGTGGCCCGTTAAGTTTGTTGGGCCTCACCTGGTGTTTTACTGCATTCCGCCGCGCTTAAAAAGCGGCGGCCGGTCTGCCAAACTCATTGCATGCGAGAGATCAATGCTCGGGCCGGCTCACAATTACGTAATTAGGAAATTGCGCGAGCTGAATATCGTAAATGAATTTACGCCAGATGAGCAAAAACGGATGGGCAGGTTGCTTCTTTGAATCGGCGTTGTTAGCATGACAACATACGTCGCAACTATGGCCGCGTACTGCGGCATCCGCGCCGCGGTGGTGCTTCTGGAGCTTTGGTTGGCCGATTCCGGGCGCTCGCCGCGGGTGCTGGCTATGGGGGTAGCGGGGTACACCGCCGCGGCCGCTTGGGGCGCTCTAACGTGGCTGCAATGACTGACAAGCGCCTGTCCGAGCTCCTGCAAATCTGGCGCACGTGGTTGCGCCGGTCGAACCTAAACCTCGGGTTCCGGCCGCGGAGCCTCGGTATGTCCGGCACCGGCGCCACTGACTTTGAGGCGCTGTTTTCGTCTGCCGAGGATTCGCTCGCCAGGGCGGTCGACGCCGCCGTGGACGATCTGTCGGCAATCGAGCGCGACGCCGTGTCGAATGCGGTGCTAGGCACCCAGCGGCCGCTAGGTGAGCCGCTGGAAGTCGTGTACGAGCGCGCGCGGGAATCGCTGATGGAAATATTGCGCAGAAAAGGCCTAGAATGAATTGCGCCGACCGCAAAACGCTGTAGGATTCAAATCCGAAGGCGGCGGACCCCCCGCAGCGTTCATCTAGCCTCCTCCCAAACGATGGTTAACGCCGCCTTGTGCGGCGTTTTTTTTGCGGACCACACCCGCGAGGGGAGTCCAGATATGGCAGCCAGACTAAACCCGCGCCATTCCGATATGGTGCGCGGCAAGATCCAAGCCAGTCAGCTAGTAAATCGGCTTACTAAACATGCGTTTGGCGAAGTCGAGATGACGCAATCGCAGGTGCAGGCGGCTAAGATTCTGCTCGACAAGGTGTTGTCGAACGCGCCGACGGTAAGCGAAATTAGCGGCCCAGACGGCGGGGCTATCGAAGTGTCGTGGCCGTTGCCGAAGTGCGAACTGGATGCAGTTTGAGCCACGGACCGCGTTTTTGCCGTTTCACCAGCGCAATGCGCGCTGGACGTGCATCGTCGCGCATCGCCGCGCAGGCAAGACGTTAGCGAGCGTCGCGGACCTGGTGACGCGGGCGCTTGCCACGCAGAAGCAGGCTGCGCGATACGCGTACATCGCCCCGTATTACACGCAGGCCAAGGCGATCGCGTGGGACTACTTGAAAGCGTTGTCCCGGTCAGTCTCGAGCAAGGCGCCGTCCGAATCCGAGTTGAGCGTCGAACTGCAGAACGGCAGTCGCATCCGACTGTACGGCGCGGACAACCCGGACGCGCTGCGCGGGATCTATCTGGACGGGGTGTGCCTGGACGAATACGGCGACATGCGGCCGAACGTCTGGGGCGAGATCATTAGGCCGCTGCTGTCCGACCGCAAAGGCTGGGCGGTGTTCATCGGCACCCCAAAGGGTAAGAACCACTTCGCGGCGGTGCATGAGCAGTCGCGCACCGAGCCCGGCTGGGTTTCGCTGATGTTGCGAGCGTCCGAGACGGGGTTGATTGCGCAGGCCGAGCTAGACGACGCGCGGCGGCAGATGACGCCGGAGCAGTACGCGCAAGAGTTTGAGTGCGAATTCAACGTGCCGGCGCTGGGCGCGATCTACCGCGCGGAGATGTCCGCGGCGCGCAAGGATGGCCGGGTGGGCACGGTGTCGTACGACGCCAGGCTGCCGGTGCATACCGCGTGGGACCTGGGCGTCGGCGATAGCACGGCCATCTGGTTCGCGCAGCAGGTTGGCACCGAGATTCGGTTGATCGACTACTACGAAGCCAGCGGCGAAGGGCTGCAGCACTACGTGCGCGTCCTGCAGGGCAAGCCCTACGTCTACGGCCGGCACATCGCCCCGCACGACATCGAGGTGCGCGAGTTGGGCACGGGCAAGAGCCGGCTCGAGATTGCGCGCGAGCTCGGCGTGCGGTTTGAGGTAGCGCCGAAACTCGGGCTCGAGGACGGGATTAACGCGGTGCGGATGACGTTCGGCCGCCTGTGGCTGGACGAGCGCAACTGCGCGCGCGGGCTGGAGTGCCTGAACAACTATCGCCGCGACTGGAACGACAAGCTCGGCGAGTTCAAGGCGCAGCCGATCCACGACACATACAGCCACGGCGCGGATGCGCTGCGGTATCTCATTCTTGGCCTACGCGAAAGCAAGAAACTCGCGCCGCTCAAATACAGCAACGCAGGAATCGTCTGAATGCCCCGCATGACCGAATCACAGCTGATTACCGCGATAGAGCACGCGGAACGGCTGGCCGAGCAGGCGGGCGAGGTGTCCGAGGACCGCATCCGCAGCCTGCGGTACTACCTCGGCGACAACACAAACCCGGCGCCGGACGGCCGCTCGCAGGTGGTCAGCCGCGACGTCTACGACATCGTAGAGAGCATCAAGCCGAGCATCCTGCGAATCTTCCTGTCGGGCGAAAAGGTCGCCGAGTTTGCCCCGCGCGGCTCGGAGGATATCGCCGCGGCCGAGCAGGAAACCGAGTACGTCAACCATATTGCGCTCGAGCGCAACGCCGGCTTCCAGGTCCTGCACGACTTTTTGCACGACGGGCTGGTGAGCAAAACCGGCTACGTGTTCGCGCATTGGGAAGAGTCGGAGGACACGACTATCGAACGGTACGCCGGGCTGACGGACGACGAATTCGCGATGTTGGCGCAGGACGCCGAGGTCGAGATTGTCGAGCACCTGCCGGCGGTTGACGGCTACGGGCAGCCGGTGCATGCGGTGGCGCTGCGCAGGTCGGTGACGTACGGGTGCGTGAAGTTCCAAGTGGTGGCGCCGGAGCGCATCTACGTGTCCGCGCAGCACGACAAGGTTTCGCTTGCGCACGCCGACTTCGTGCAGCGGCGCGAGCGGAAAACGCTGTCGGAACTGCGGCTAGAGGGATTCGACGTTCCGGACGACCTGAGCGACGGCGGAGAGTCAGGCAACGACTACGAAGCCGAGATTCGGGACCGCGATAACCCGTGGCGGGACCGCGAGGATGCGGGCGAGTCGGACCCGAGCATGCGCCGCGTCCGGGTGCGCGAGTGCTGGATGCGCTGCGATTACGCGGGCAGGGGCAAGGCCGAACTGCGCCACATCGTCGTGGTCGGCAAGACGATCTTGCTAGACGAGGATGCGGACTGCATCCCGATCGCGGCGTTCGCGCCGTTTCCGCTGCCGCATCAGCACTACGGCCAGTCGGTCTACGACATCGCGGGCGACATTCAGGACGTTAAAACGGCGTTGCAGCGTGGCGTGCTGGATGCCACGTATCTGTCCGCCGCGCCGCGGTTCGCCGTCGACCAGGCGCGGGTGAATCTCGACGACATGCTGGTGAGCCGCCCCGGCGGACTGGTGCGGGTGGATGGCGACCCGGGCACGTCGATGATGCCGTTAACCACGCCGCAGACGGCCGGCGCGGGGCTGCCGGTCATCGAGTACATGGACGCGGTGCGGGAGACGCGGACGGGTATTACGCGGTATACGCAGGGGCTGGATGCGAACAGCCTGAACAAGACCGCGACCGGCATCATGCAGATCATGGGCGCGTCGCAGGCTCGGCTAGAGATGGTCGCGCGGCAATTCGCCGAGGCCGTCAAGGAATTGTTTCTTCTCATCCACGCGCTCACGCTCAAGCACGCGCGCCAGCCGCAGATCGTGCGGATGCGCAATCAATACGTGTCGGTCGACCCGCGCCAATGGGTAAAGCGCGCGGACATGAGCATCAGCGTCGGGCTGGGCAACGGCAACAGGCAGGAGCAGCAGCAGTTTCTGATGAACATGCTGCAGATCGCACTCGGGCCGGCGATTCCGCTGGGGCTGACCGAGCCGGGCAAGGTCAAAGCGATGTTGGACAAGCTGACCAACCTTGCCGGCTTCAAGTCGGGCGATCTGTTCTGGAGCGTCCCGCAGCCGCAGCCGCAGCAGGCGCCGCCGCCGGACCCGCGGATGGTCGAGGTGCAGCAAAAGGGCCAGTTGGAAGCGCAGAAAGCGCAGGCCGAATTGCAACAGGAGCAGGCGAAGGGCCAGGCCGAACTCGCGCTAGAGCAGCAGCGTATGCAGCAGCAGATGGACCTGGAGCGCATGCGGGCCGAGCAGGACATGGTGCTAGCGCGCTTCAAGGCCGAGTTAGAGGCGCAGGCGAGGATCGAGATCGCGCGCATCCAGGCGCAGGCAAACATGCAAGCGGCCGCGATGCGGCCGGCAGGAGCGATTGATGGGACTGCGTGACGAATTTCACGGCGAACTGACGGGCTCTACCGCCGTCACGGCCGACCTGAACGTGCTCTACCCGGCGACCGTCTACGTGCAGCCGCTGGGCGGCGATAGCGTGCTGGTGGAGTACAGCGTAGACGGGCGGCTGTGGTATCCGTGGCCGAACGCCACCGCCACCACGCTGTCGACCGACGTTCTGGACGCGCCGGTGCGTGCGCTGCGGGCCACGCGCACGGCGGGCTCGGGTGTGACCTCGCGCTTCGGGGTCATCGGCAGCAAATGACGTTCCTGCGCCGCGGACCGTGGAAAGCGCGCAGTCCGTGGAAGGGGCGCGGTCCGTGGTGCGCTAAGTCGCCGTGGGGCGTCGCAGATATTCCGTGGACCCTCGACGCCACCGCCGCCGCTATCCGCGAGGCGATCAGCAACGCGGATGCGTGGGGCACGACCGGCGCGGTCACCGGCTGGCGCCTGCCCGGCCACGGCGGCGTGCGGTTGTCCGCCGATGCGATGACCGGGCCGCGGCTGGAGCAGCAGCAGGACGGCGGCTTTCGGTGGGCGGCGCATAACCTGCATACCAGCAGCGAGCCGTCTTCTGCATTTACTGCCGGGGGGACCACTCCGCCGACGGTCGGCACTGGCACGTTGAATGGCAAGACTGCCCCGACGATCACATTTGATCAGACGATGGGCACTGGGTTTGGCGGCTCGCGCGCATTACAAACCGGAAGCGTCGGATTCACATTCGCCGCAGGGGCGTCGTATTCTCAGCAGCAACGCGTAAAGTTGTCGCGGCTTTTGACCGGCGGCGAAGCGGTCACTATCTATTCGACCGGGGACCAGGGCTTTTCGCAGTCAACGATTAATGCAAGCAATAGCGACCAATACGTTGGCATTAATGGAGGGTTGCTTGTAAATTCACTTACGGCCGCAAGTGGCGGCGGG